GCACGCTGTCACGTGAAAGTTTGAACAGTTTGTCAGATTGAACAAAGTTCTTGTAGTGTTGGGTCCACCATCGCGCGTGATGTCAAGGCCGACGAAGAATCCGTCGGTCACGTTTGCCGCTTGTACTGTCCCAAGGTTGGTGTTCACCTCGCCATTGGCGACCCACAATCCAAGCAGCATTGGCTTATCGGCAACATAGCCTGGCCATTGCGTCTCATCGGTCTGCGAGAACAAATAGTCCATTCCTACGACAAGGGGGCTGGTGATATAGATGCCCTCGCAGTAACCAGTCTGCAGAACGAAAGAGTTGCCGTAGTAGGCCTGGGCGCCATGGATTCGTGTGTCCACGCATTGGTTGAGCTCTGTCACCGCGGAAGTCGTCGCTCCAGCCGCGGCCGGAGGGCCGAACCATGAGACATTGTTGATCTGTGTGCTCCAGCAATTGTTCAGCACAAAGCCGCGCAGAAAGGTCTGTGGAAACGGCGACGCGCCGTTACTCGCATTCGGATAGCCGAAGCACTCGACCTCGCATATGCTGCACGAGACGTAGCCGAAGCCGCTAATGGAGGGGTAAGTGATCCGCGCCACGGCCGCCGTCTGACCAGCCGAGCTCTCGGCATAGGCGGAGAAATCGCGCAACACAATCTTGTCGAAGTTGTTGCCCGGTGCGAAGTCCAGTCCAATACCGGTATGCGAGAAGTGCAGCCTGGTCTGGCCCCGGCCTGCGCCGCGGAGTGTGAGACCTTTCCCGTTCAGCACGAGCGAACTGGTGAACCAATAGTCGCCCGCTGGCACGAATATCTCGCCGCTGCCACCAAGGCTGGCAAATGCCGTGCCAAAAGCCGCCGTGCAGTCGCTCCCACCCTGCACGGCACCGAAGTCCAGGACATTAACTGTGTCGAGCGACATCGCTTCCAAGGTTCTAGCAGGCGCGCCGTTGGCGACGGTCACCGTCGCCAACGTCGCGGAACCGGCAAGAGGGTCCGTCACCTGGCCCTGTGCATTCAGCGCTGCGAAGCCCCCGGTCGGTATCTTGGCGCTCAGAGAGGTAACTTCCGCCTGCGTGGACGCAAGACCCGAACTCAGCGTCTGAAGTTCGCTTGTGACTCCAGGGTCGGTGTTCGCGGAGATACTGCCGCTTGTGCTGATGGCAACATTGCTTCCGGCAGCAAACAACCCTCGTAACAGCGGCATGGCCAGCCGGCCAGGCGTCCCAGAAGCATTGACGATCACATCATCGGTCAGCGCCAACGCCGCCTGTGCCGGAAACCCCGCATGGTCACCGCCGTTCGCGAGCAGCGACTCGCTTTGCAACGCCAGGCCAGTCGACACATAGATCGGCTCTGGGCCGCCCGGCCCCAGCGATACGCGGCCGAGCAGGCTTTGACTAGGTATCTCGATCGCCGTCTGAACATTGGCGAGGAGTTCCGATACAGTAACGGACTTTGTTATGCCTGCCTGGCTTAGCGGCAACTCATCCTGAGAGCCCGTCGTCGTTGCTGGCGGCAGTTGCGGAATGGTCGGCATGGTGATGACCTCGGCAAAATGGCAGTAACGCGCCGGCCCGGAACACCAGGTCGACCAGCAATCAGAGAAAGCGACCTGATCTCGCTCATCGAACTTTCGATGAAACCTCGCGCCCGGTCATGCAATGGCGGTCCAGCCGGAGCTTGACGTGCCGGAAACCTTGACCCAGAGCGTGTTGCCTGCACCGCCGTCCAGGTTCCTGAAATCCGAACCAGGCGCAGCCGCAACGACGCCTTCAGGCGACCCTCGGCCCAGACACGACACATAACCGACCGGCTCGCTACCATTGGCGACGGCCAGATTGCCACTGCCAGCCGGCCGCAGGGTAAGATTTCCACTACCGACGCTTTGCAAGACAGCGCCACCGTCTCCAGTCGGCATAAGATAATCGACAGGCGGCGATTGCACCGCGCGCCACTGACCAAACACGCCCTCAAGTTCAACGGCGCCACCCGCCGGAACAGTCAAGTCGTAGCCCGTCCAATTCTGCAACGCCGGCATCGATCCGCTTTGCAGCAGTCGGACTGCGCAATTGCACGTCAGTCGCAGGCGTCGCCCGACAATAACCGGCAATCCCACAAAGCCCACGCCCGAAGCGCCTGCGCCATCCCCCGTGATTGTCACCTGCAACGGCGTGCCGATGGTGCCGTATCCCGACCCAGGATTGGTCACCATCAGTCCGACGACCTGCCCGCCCGAACAAATCACCTGCCCCGAAGCGCCATGGCCTGTTCCAGAGAGGGTGACCGACGCGGTGGTGTAGCCGCTCCCCGCCGATGCTACGCGCAGGAACATCACCTGCCCAAGCGTATCAAGCTGATGCTGGGTAAGCAGAGCGTTAATCCCGGGTGGCGCGCTCGTGATCAAAACGTCGTCGCAGACATCGGGCAACACCAATGCCGGGGCGGCGCCGACCATGCTTGCCTGCAGTTGAAATTGCGCGGCATTGTTCCAGCTGTTGCCTTCAACAATCGCGCTGTCGGTATGCAGCCACATCGCCTGGCTCTGGAGCGCGCTGCCGGCGCCATTGATGGCGTTTGCCACCACGGCGATTTGCTGTGCACCGTCGGTCACCAGAATCCCACCGCCTTGAGCGGTGGTAAAGCCAATCCAGTTGCGCGCGATGGTGACCGCGCCCGTGCCTGTCACACTGATGGATGGTTCAAAAGCGGCGGCAACGATCCCCCAGCCGTTTCCGATCAGGAAGTTTTCGCTAATAAGCAGGTGCTGCGCCCCGCCCGCCAATATGCCGTTGACCGCGCCGGATATATGGTTTCCAGAAACTAGACTGCCGGCTGAGCCCCGGCAGTCCAAACCCGCCGCTTGCGCCTCGATAACATTGCCGCACAGGCGAGACACACCGACTCTCGCCAGAATTCCTCCGCCGAACGCCGCTGTCCCATTGCCCTTTGCCGTATTGTCCACCAATGCCGCGCCATAGGCGGAAACTGCGATGCCCCACTGTAGGTTGGCCAGACAAGTATTCCCGTCGATCATGCATGTGGTATCGGCAGCACCGGGAGCCGCGCCAGCGTTCCAATTGCCGTATGCAATGCCGCACAAATTGCCCGAGCAATGACTGTTCACAACATAGGAATCGAGCCCCGCGGCAATCATGATGCCGTTGCCACCATTTCCGTCGCAACGCGATCCGCTTATTGAAACCGTGCCGGTCCCGGCAACGAAGATACCGTGTAATCCGTTGCCTTGCGCGAGACACCCGTGAACGCTGTGCCACGCCTCCTCTCCGCACGCGAGCATCAGCCCGTTACCCTGCGTCGCCCCCGTGCCACGCAGAAACATACAGCCATCAAAATACGCGGCGAGGCAGGAAGCCGTGACCTGTACACACGGCGCATCGTCGCCGACCAGTCCGCCGGCATCAAACGTCACGCCGCTCGCGTGACAACTTGCTCCGGAAAAGCTGATCCAGCACCCGCTACCGGTGCCCTGAAGGCGTCGAACAATCGTTCCACCAGCCACACCCGCCATCACCACAGCGCCCGTGGCGGTCAACGTGCCGTTGACGATATACACCCGTGCGCCAAGCAGCAGCGGCAAACCGCTTGCCAACGCGAGAACAAACGCTGCCGTGTCATCAGTCGCGCCGTCGCCGGCAGCGCCAAACGATTCGATCGTCACCGCATCGGCGAACAGATCAGCAATCCGCCTGGGTGCCGCTGTGCCAGCCACATGAGCGAGCAAGCCGGACCCGTCAATGCCGGCGACGCCGGTCAGGCCACCCATGAATTGCCCGTAGGTCGCGGCGACATTTTGGCCACCCTGGCCCATCGGCACGAGGTCGCCTAGCTGCGGGCTGCCCGCGCCTGTCAAGCCGCTCACGGTAAACGCTGCGGGTGCGTTGAGCACACCTTGGGCCAGCGTGAGATTAGCACCCAGCGCGATCGTCTCGGGTGCCCCTAAGCCCGTACTCATGCGCCCGAGCAAGTTGCCAGGAGGCAGCGCCAAAGCAGGCTGCACGCCGCCAAGCAGCTGCGCTCGTGTCGCCGACCGGACAGTTCCGCTCTGGCTGACCGCAAGCGCATCCCCATCGGACACGGAAATGGCAGGCGGCAATTCATTGATCGTCGGCATGCTGCGCCTCCGCCTCAGCTCGTCGTCAATGGATTATCGTTCTGATCGGTGATGGGCGCTCCTGTCTGTGTCGTCACAGCCGTGGCTGGAACCGCCTGGGTCGCAAGCGCCATGACCGGAAGCGACACCGTTCTCGCGAGAGTCCGCCCGCTCTGCGTGCCGACAGTAATCGTCACCGCATAGGTTGTTCCCGCAAATCCCTGTGACATCCACAGGATTGCCTGCGTGCCCTCTGCACTCGATGAATTCAGTGCGAGATCCCCAGGATTGGATGGCGATATCTGCACATCCAAGGTCGCAATCGAATCGCCCTCGTTGCCGGCAAGCGCCTCCGATACGTCCAGCACATAGTCAAGCAGGTCACCAGGGTCCTTCACCGGCCAGGTCAGCGGTTGCGGCGCGACCTGCAGCGTGCCACGCGGGATCATCCCGAATCCGTCGAGCAAAATCACGCGGGCAGTGCTCGGTATCCATGTGATGTTAGCAGGTGTTCCCATTGCCGCTCCTCCTAGCCATGTGCTGGCAAGCCATCACCACTCCACCAGCACCAGGCCCGCGCCGCCCTGGCCGCCCAGCCCGCCACCAACGCCACCAGACCCGCCGCCGCCTGGCGTGGTGCCTCCTATGCCGTTCACCGTGGCGACGCTTGCGCCTGAGACGGCCCCAGTGGCGCCGGGCGCCCCAGCGCCGCTGAAACCCGCACCGCCCCCCCCGCTGACCCAGGTATCGCCAGCCAGGAACGCGCCGGCGCCGGCGCCACCAGTCAATGACAGCGCGCCGCCATACCCGCTCCCGCCTGCCGCTCCGCCTGCCCCACCGCCGCCCGCCGAGCCGTTTGCGCCTGCGGCACCGCCGGTCGCAGAGGCGAGGCTGCCGAAGCTCGACGACCCCCCGGACGTCCCGGCGCCCGCCCCGCCATTGCCAACGGTCACGAAAAAACTCTGCCCGGGCGCCACGGCAAAGAAACCCTCGCAATAGCCGCCGCCGGCCGCGCCGCCGCCCGCACCGCCGAAGCCGGCGCCGCCTGATCCTCCACCACCCCAAATGCGCAAGCGCATTGCCTGCACGCCCGCGGGAACGGTCCAATCACTCTGATCGGCCGGCGTAAAGACCGCGAGATTGCGCGTCCCCGGCGACAAATTCGGCAGCTTCCACGGCAGGAAAGGCGCCGCTGGCAACGCCACGATATTGCCGGCATCGACACTCGTCTGCCCGTAATAGACACTGACAACGTAGAGCCCTGCCCACCCTGCATCGCTCGATGGCGTCTCCTGCTGACCAGAGGGTCCTGGCGGCCCTGCCTTCATCTGCAACTGCACCTGCTGCAACCGCTGCGTATTTTGCGGCGTCCCGGCATTTGCCGGCCCACTATACGGCTGCGACGGATTGCTCGCATTGTAGTAAGGCAGAACCACCGGCGAAGCATCCGTCTCCAGAAGCGTTGCCTCGATTAGATAATTAATGCCCTGGCCGGGAACGGTCGGTGCCGTTGTGGTGAAGCTCTGGGGCGTCAGGCTCACACCCATGCGCAACAGCGGCAATGCCTCGGCCGGCAGAGAACCAAAAGCCTCCGCATCCACCACGCCAAACTGCGTGATGCTGCCGGCTCCGACGACAACTGACATCGACTCAGGAGACGTTGGCACGCATGCGAGCCCGTCGGCCACCATGTTAGTGCCAAGCGTCGCTTGCGCCAGATAGCCGATGGCCACCATGATGTTCCGTTCGGTGCTGAGCAAATCAGTATCCAGCGGAATCCCGCCGGGATAGACAATCTGTCTGTCCACGATATCCATGCCTCTCGTTTGGTGTCTTGCGAAGGCTGCTGCTGTACGTGGCATACTCCCTTAACTGCCCGGAAAGGGAAGGAGTGCGACGCTTCAAAACGCGATGGTGATGGCGATCAAATTTGGCCTCGCTCTATCCGGCAAGGCTGCAGCCTTAACAACCAAAGTTTTCTTGCTGCTTTTTTCCAAAAACAAGGCCTTTGCCCCTTCAACCCGCGTGTCGCGCTCGAGGCGGAATGGCATTAGCCGGCAATGTTCATCCAGGCGATCGTGGCTGCGGGCAGCACGCTGACCACTTCAGCTTGTATGTCGGCGTCCGTCACTGCGGTCGTTATCATGGAAAGATCGCCATAGCCTGCAATGCCGCCGGTGCCATAACCACCCAACAGAGCAATGCCGCCGCCAGGCGGCCGGTAGGCAGTCACAAAGATCTGGTAGGGAAGAGTCAAGGATCCCCAGCCGCCAGCAAATCCATAACCCACGCCGCCGACGCTATAGCCGCCCGTGTCACTTGTCCGCGCCGGTTCAAAGACCACCGGCGTCCTGCCGGTCATTTCGGTCAGCGCCAGAACCAGGGCAGCGCGCGTTGCGCGCGGCCGCAGCAACGCCTGGTCGATGCGGGTCCGGAACGCCGCATCGCCCTCGCGCGGCCGGCGCGGCAAAGCAATGCCAAAGAAATCAGCGCTGATAAGATCGAGGAAAGCACCGCCTGCGGTGGCAATGCGTGTCTGCGCCTGAACCGTCGTAACAAGATTGTAGATTGCCGACCAGCCGGTTCCCAGGCCCGCCAGCACAGCCCCAAGCAACGGCGCCGAATCGCCAAACCAGCGTGGCGGCAGCACTGCCCGCATCCGCGCTGCCATATCATTGCTGTCACCAATCATCTCAGTTCACCGTGATCGAACGGGCGATGATCACGCCGTTGACCGGAGCGGAGAGATCCGCGGCCAAGCCGTTGATGGTGCTTCCCATCACGCTGACGACAGAAGGATCGGCGCCATGCGCCAGCGCGTCGATCTTGGACACGGCTAGCGTTCCGCCCATCGGCAGCCCTGCGATCCAAGCCAGCACGGCCTGTTGGACAGCCGATGCGACAGCGGGCTTGGTCAGCGGATTGGACGTCTCCAGCGACATCTGCACCGTAGCGGACACAACCACAGGCGGGGTCACCGCATAGGTTGAACCCAGCGGCCGTACCTGCTCCACGGCCTGCTGGACGTTGCTGAGAAGAACTGCCGGCGGAACCCCCGTCCCATCATCGACGGCAACGACAAAATGCCCTGGCATGGCATTCCCCGAGCCATCCTGATTTTCGACAATGCTAAAGCGCAATCCCTGTTGCACGGCTTGGATGGCGTTGCTGAGAGCCAGCACGGTCGCCAACGACCGGCTGTTGATATAGGCCTGAAAACGCGACCGGAATGACGCGTCGCTCTCCTGATCAAAGCCCCCTGCACAGGCGGCCGCATTGCTGACGGTATCCACGCCCGGTATGGCGGCGTTCAGCACACCGATCGCGCCCGCCAGAACATTGCCCGCACTACCCGCCAGGACGGCCTGCACCGGCACATCGATGGCAGCAAGCTGCGCCGGGAGGCTGTATCCGGTCATGCCGTTGGCCGCGACGCTGGATGCGCTGGCGACCACCGCAAAGCTCTGCGTGCCGTCAATCGTTCGAACGACAGTACCCACCGGGATAAAAGTCCCAAGTCCTATCGTATAGCGCGCGAACGTCACAATACCATTGGCCTGCGCTCCTGGAAGGCGCAACAGCGAGTAATCAGCCATCCATGTGTCCAGGTCGGCGCCATTGCTCGTAGCGGCGCGCGTGACAGACAGCACTTGCAGTATCAGCCACTGCATCCACAAGGCAACCGACGCGCTGGCCTCGAGCAGAGCACGCAGCACGCTGCCGACCGAGAGGTCGATCAACTGCTGCGCGCCGCCCTGCACCGCGGCAGACATCTGCTGAACCAGCGCCGAAAATCCATTGAGCGGAAGCAGCATATCAGCCACTCACCTGAAACGACAGCAGCTGTGTCGTCCCTGCCGCCGAATCCACGTAGCGGATTTGCACAATGACACTCCCATCCGGCGCGCTCTGCACGTCGATCAATGGTTCAGGAACGCGGGACACCGCTGCCTCCTTGAAGATTTGGCTGCGAATGGCGGCACGGACCGCCAGGACATCCACCGGCGTGCCGACAAATTGCGCCAGCCCGGCGCCGTATTGCAGCTCCCAAATGTAATCGCCCGGGTTAGTGAGAAGCCGCCGCAGCACTCTTTGCTGTCCCAGAACGGTCCCCGAAGCCAGCGCAATATCGCCTGTGGAACTGGCAAGCAGGTCATCGTCCCAGAGAAGGCTGGCATCCTGCATCCACCGCTCTCCTGGCAGGGAGCGCATGGCTCCACTGCGCTCCCACGCCAACAATCAAAATTTTGGTTCTGCTTTCAGGCAAGAACCGCTTGCTTCAATCCACAGGCGAAGGCGGCGCATCCTGAGGCGGATGCACATGTGCATTGAAGTGCCCGCGCAACCGGGATAAGGCACCTGCGCCGTCATAAACGTCGCCACTGACATGCAGATCGCCCGTGTGGTTCCAGGATGGTGCCGCGCTCGCGATCGACCCATCGTTGAGAAGCTTGAGAAAGGCGCCCGACTTGTGCACCAGCCAGACCTCTCCGCTGGCGGCCGCAGGCGCCGGTCCGTGGCTGGACCATAGTCGGCCGACGACGATGCCGTGCTCCGCATCTCCTTCCTGCCAGACCACCAACACTTGGTCGCCAGGCGAAGGCGGGCACGCCAGACCCCAGCCGCTACCAACCCAGATCGAGGCCACCGGCAACCAGCCGGACAATACCCCTTCAGGCTGTATCTGAACCCGCACCGTGGCGGTCGCCGTATCGACCGACGCGACCGTTGCCAATCGTGGCTGTGCCCAGCCTTGATCCAGCCGCGATGCTTGCGCCTTGATCAGGTTAAGGAAACTGTCCAAGGCGGCATCCTCGCTCTCACATGCTGCGTAAAGCCACCCTCGAACGATATCCGCCGTTCTACATCGGATATCACATACAGCCCATCGAAAGGCGTGCCCGTGGAAGCAAGCTGCACCGCACCGCGTGGCTGAAAGGTGAGTTCGCCGGGCATCTCGAAATCGATGCACATCGCATGCTGGGCCATGTCGGTGAGCACTTGCTCGGCCAGTGATTGTGCTGCATCTGCCGTCACATTCGGCCTGACGATTACATAGTTCGGCACGGAACCGGCGACGCCGCCCAGCGACGCCGTCTGGGAAATGGAGGTTAGGCCGCGACAGTCCCAGCTCCTCACCGCGACCGAAAGATCGCCCTGCAACCCAAGCGTCTGTTCAAGGCGCATCGACAGGCAATCCGCCGGCGACACCACCACGGCTGGCCCAGGCGCCGGCGGCATGAAATTCAGCGTCCGCCCATCAACCCAGACATCAAATCCTTCCTGCTGGGCCAGACGTGTGAGAAGATCCCACTCTGTCGTCACGCGTGCGTGCTGATCGAGCGTTGTTCGCGCATGCTGGCTTTGGAAATCCCGCCCCACGGGCAAGGACGTCGCAGTCACGTTTGCTGCAAGCCCGTGCCGGCCGGCCAGCAGGCTTGCAATATCGCTTGCGGTCTGATTCTGAAACGTCTCCTGCGTTCTGGCCTCAATAAAGAGCGCAGTCAGGTCGCGTCCGTCTACGCTGACCTCCTGACGGATCGGGTCGATTTCAACGAAATCGACCTGCCCCAACATCATCTCCGCCCACGCACCGTCCA